GGGCCACATGGCCGAGGCGGAAGCGCGCGTGACCGCGTTTGGTTGGCTGGGCAAATGCATCTGGATGAGCCAGGGCGGGGAGGAGGGCGACGACTTCGACCGCAAGTTCCAGACGACCGACATGCGCGAGTGGACCTTCGAGTGTCCGCATTGCCACACGCGCCAGCCGTGGAGTTGGGAGCAAATCGAGTGGTCCAAAACGGCCCGCGACGAAAACGGCGAATGGGATTTCGCCGAGGTGCGACGCACGGCGGCCATGCGCTGCGTGTCGTGCAATTTCCACTTCGATGACAGCGACCGCATTCGCCGCGAGCTCAACGCCACCGGCCGCTTCGTCGTGCAGAACCCGCGCGCCGCCAAGGAAAACGTCGGGTTCCACTGGAACAGCCTCAGCACGATGAGCTGGGGCGCGCTCGCGGAGCTGTATCTCCGGGCGAAGGCCGTTGCCCGCCGCGGCGACATCAGCACCCTGAAGCAATTTTACCAAAAGCGGCTCGCGATGCCCTGGCGGGAGTATGAGGACGACTACAAGCTGGAGATCACGCGCGGCGGCTATCGCAAGGGCGAACTCTGGGAGGACGAGGCTGGCGTGAACGCGCGCGGCCAGATCGTCGCCGCACCCTACGAGCCAGGCGACCTCGTGACTCCACTGCGCATCCTCACCGTGGACTGCCAGATGGATCATCTCTGGGCGCTCATCCGCTCGTGGAGCGCCAACGGTTCCTCCCGTCTCGTGTGGTTCGAGCGGCTGCTCACCTTCGACGACGTGGAGGCGCTGCAGGAACGCTTCGGCATCCACTCCAGCCTGGTCTTTGTCGATGCCGGCTACGCCACCTACGACGTGTATCGCGAATGCGCCAAGCGCGGCTGGACGGCGCTGATGGGCGACCGCCGGCCCACCTTTGTTCACAAAACCAAGGCTGGCCGCAGCATCCAGCGGTTCTACTCCCCGCGCCGCAAGGTGGTGCTCGGCCACAACCAGCACTGCTCGGTGTTCTATTTTGCCAATCTCGGGACGAAGGACGCGTTAGCCCGCCTGCGCCGTAATCAGGACCCCGCGCGCGGTGCGACATGGGACGTCCCCGACGACATCGACGACGAATACCTCACGCAAATGGAAGGCGAACGTCGGGTGAAAAAGGGCGGTAAATGGCTCTGGGAGCGCGTCGGCAAACGACCGCAACATTTGTTCGACTGCGAGGCCATGCAAGTGTGCGCGGCCTTCATGCTCAAGTTGATCGGGCGCGAGGCCGTGGTGGAGCCGTCGGCGTCCGAGACCACACAAGTTGACGCGGGCGGCGAGGCATGAAGCAAGATTCCCTCTTTCATTCACTCCGACTCGTCCTCGGTTTTCTCCTCATCGTAGCGCTCGCGCTGGTTTTCGCCGGCTGCGGTGCGCCGATGCGCCTCGAATATCAGAATCCAAAATACGGCGCTGGGGCCGTCGAGTTCACGCTGCCGAAAAAGGAGGGCTACGCGAAATGAACCTCGATGCCACCATTCGCGCCGTGCAGGCCAAAGTCGGCGTCACCGTTGACGGCCAGCCCGGTCGAAAAACGTGGGACGCCATCCATCTCGCCATCGTGGGAGAGCCGCCGCAATCGGAGGGCCGCGTGCTCCTGCCCTCGGAACCCGAGTGGCGCTTTCTCAAAGTCTATCGCGAAGGCGACGACATCGTTGTGCCCGATGCCATCGCCACCGTCTTCGGCTGGGACACGGCGCTCGGGATTCGCGACCCCGATGACAATGGCGAGTGCTCCAGTGGCAAAAGCACGAAGGATCATCCCGGACTCATGGGCTGCGCCCTGCCGGTGAGCGGGGCGCGCCGGTCCACGCGCGGCTCCGCCTTTCCGAAAGTGCCGGGGCTCCCGTGGCTGACCAAGGTCGTGGTGGCGCGAGGCGGCAAAACCATCACGGTCGAACTGGTCGATAACGGCCCATCGGCACCGCCGCCGAATGATCCCGAGCCCGCCGGCATCGACCTGACGCCCGCCGCGTGCCTCGCGCTCGGTTCGTCGCTTGAAGACATCCGGCGCAACCGGGTCGCGTTCAAAGTCAGCTTTCGCCTGCCCGGCGCGGGCCGCTACGTCCGGGGATGAACCCCTACGCTCTGCCCCACGGGCCGGAATCCCTCCGGCTTGAAGCCGTCACCGCCTGCGTCGGTTTCGACGATCTGCTCGATGCCACCCTCGCGCTGAATCATCCGCATCTCGACACGATGATCGTCGTGACCAGCCACGACGACCGGCGCACCCAGGCCGTCGCGCACAAGCACGGGCTGCCGGGCATCGGGCGGCTGTAAGCATCCATCATGGCCGCACCCGACTATTCCATCGGCTTCACCCAGCAGGAGGTGGAGGAAATTCTCGCCGCCCAGAAGGAGGAACTGAAGCGCACGCTCGCGGCGTGGTCGGAATCGGGTTCTACGGTCACCAAACGCCGGATCGACGAGATCCACGCGGTCATCGAAGCGTGTCAGAAGGCGCTCCGCCGCCTCGCCCCGCAAATCTACGGACGGCCCGTGCGTGTCGGCACGAGCGAGATCATCGGTCATCTGCCCAAATGAATCCACTGCGCGCCATCGCCCGCTTCCTGCCTCGTGCCTGGTTCAGCCCTTACGAATCGGCCAATCCCTCGCCCCGGCGTGGGCGCGTGCCCGGCGCGTCCCCGCGCGACGCCAAGCTCGATCTGCTGCCCGGCGTGCGGCGCGAACTGGTCCGGCGTTCGCGCTACCTCCACAAGAATTCCGGCTTCGTGCGCGAGCTGGTCGGCAACATGGCGATCTACGCCACCGGCGACGGCATCAAGCCCCAGGCGCTGTCGGGCAATACCGACTGGAACAAGGCCGCCGAGGAATACTTCGCGCAGTGGGCGGCTCAATGTGAGGTCAGCAACCGCTTCTGCTTTGCCGAATGCCAGGCACTCGTCTGCCGTGGCATGGATGTGGATGGCGAATACTTCGTCCACAAGACGCGCAACCGCGACGGCGCACTGCGACTCCAGCTCATCGAATCACATCGGATCGGCGACGCTGATCGGAATGACACGGAAGACGGGATCGGCTTCGATGAGTTTGGCGCACCGGCTTTTTACCGCGTGCTCCTCGACGACGGTGGCTGCAAAGACGTGCCCGCGCATCTGATGCTCCACGTCTTCGAGCCGGAATACGCGAGCGCGGTCCGCCAGGCACCGGCCTTGCAGCACTCGATCAATCACCTCCTCGACGAGATGGAGCTGCTGGCCTTGGAAAAGCACGCGGTCAAAGACAACGCGGACGTGTCCCGCATTCTCAAGACCGAGCGCGGCGAACTCGACGAGGACGGCGACTTCGCCATCGGCAAGCCGGCCGACGGCGAGAAGAGCGAGCCGGGCGCATTGCAGAAGATCATGGGTGGCAAACTCGTCGCGCTGAAGCCCGGCGAATCCCTCGACAGCTTTGCGCCGAACCGGCCCAGCCCGACTTTCACAGGCTTTCTCGAGCATTTGAGGCGCGACTCGGCGCTCGGCCATATCCCCTTCGAGTTCGCGGCGGATTCCAGCAAGGTCGGCGGTGCCGGTGTGCGACTGGTCGTGGCGAAGGCCGACCGCCGTTTCTCCTATCGCCAGCTCATCCTGATCGAACGATTCCTCAAGCCGGTCTGGTTCTTCGTCATCGGCGACGCGATTGCGAAAGGCCGGCTCGATGCGGTTCCAGACTGGACCAAAGTCGCTTTCACCACGCCACGCCGGATCACCGTGGATGCCGGACGCGAGGCGCAGCAAAACCGGGCCGATGTGGAGATGGGCCTAAAGACCCTCACTGAACATTATGCGGAGCAAGGCATGGATTTCGGCGAGGAGATGGAGATTCGGGCGCAGAACGCGCGCGCGCTGTTGGATCTCGCGGAGAAATACCACGTCCCAATCGAGATGCTTTACCGCCCGAGCGGCGGAATCGCCGCGACTCCTGCGGTGGGCGAGATCGAAGACCATCCAACGGTGAGCGGTGTCCGGCAGCCGGGATAATCGTGTCGACACGATTATCTCCCCTTTTTGACAGGCGGCACCGAGCGTGACGCCACTTCTTCACGCCATCCATTACCAGCCCTGGCTGATCACACCGGAGGCGCACGCCGCCATGTGCCGGGCCGCGGGCAATCTCGGACTGTTCACTGATCCGCCGCAGCCGACCTCGCCGCCCGCGCTGCTCACCGTCGAGCGCGGCGTGGGCATCGTGACCATTCACGGCGCGCTGATGAAGCGCCCGGACTTCTTCTCCCGACTGCTGCTCGGCGCGACCGACATGGAGGACGTGGGGGCCGCGCTCGTCGCGGCGCGCGACCGCCAGGATGTGCAGGCGGTGTTCCTCGACGTAGATTCGCCTGGCGGCACGGTCAACGGCACGCCGGAGCTGGCCGCACTCGTGGCCGCCGTGTCGAAGACCAAATACACTTACGCTTTCACCGATGGCCAGATGTGCAGCGCGGCCTACTGGATCGCCTCGCAGTCGGATGCGGTCTTCGCCACCCCCAGCGCACGAGTCGGCTCCATCGGCGTGCTGCTCCCGATGCTCGATGAATCGAAGGCGTTCGAGCAGGCCGGCGTGAAGGTCGAGCTGTTCGCCGCCGGCAAATACAAGAGCGTCGGCGTGCCCGGCGTCTCGCTCACCGACGAACAGCGGGCCTGGCTCCAAGCCGACATCGACGAAATCTACGCCGACTTCAAAGCGGCCGTGCTCGCGCGCGGCCGGCGCATCACCCCGGACGTGATGGAGGGCCAATGCTTCTCGGGCCGCAAGGCGTCCTACAATTCCCTCACCTCTGGCGTCGTCCAGGACCGGGCCACGGCGCTGATGAAACTCCGCGAGCGCCACGTAAAGCAGCCGGCCAGTTGACACTCAAACACCGGCACAGATGAAAACCATCGACGAACAACTCGAAGATGCCCTCGCTCGGGTGAAGCACCTGGAGGCGGACGCCAATGCCGGCGCCACCCTCCTGAGCGAAGCGGCCAAACAATCCGACGATCTCAAGGCGCAGATCGTCGCACTCACCACGGAAAAGGAAACGCTCACCCTCGCCAGCGGCGAACTGACTGAGCAGCGCGACCGGCTCGCGAACGATCTCGCCACGGCGAAGCAATCGCTCACTTCCGCCGCCACCGCAGCCGACGAACTCACCAAGGCAAAGGAGCAGCTCTCCGCCCTCACCGCCGAGGTCGAGAAGCTCAAAGCCGAAGCCAAGACGGCGGAACGGATCGCCGCCGAACGCTACGGCGCCGCGAGCCCACAGCCGCTTCCCGTCACCTCCCGTGGCGACACCAAGGCCAGCGAACTCGTCACCAAATTCAAAGCCATCACCGACCCGAAGGAGCAAACGGTCTTCTGGCGCGGTCTCACGGCCGAACAGCGCACCCTCATCCTCAACGCCCAATAACCAAACCCTGCCATGTCCAATACTCTCACCAACGTCAAAGACATCAAAGTCGCGCAGAACGCGCTCCAGCCGTGGATGGCCGGACTGCTCCCGCTGCGCGCCTTCTCCACGAACTTTTCGCCGGAGCCCGCGGACAAACTCGACACCGTGCGCGTGCCCGTGGTCGGCGCTCCGTCGCAGTCCAGCGAGTTCGCCGGCAGCTACACCGCGAACGCCGATTCGACCGTCTCGGTCATCCCGGTGCAGCTCAACAAGCACAAGTTCAAGACCGTCCACGTCACCGCCCGCGAGGCCAGCGAGACGGCGCTCAACGTCCTCGAAACCCTCGTCTCCAGCGCGGTCAAGCAGCTCGCGCAGGATGTTCTCCAGGACATCTTTTCGTCCATCACCGCCGATCCCTACGGCGCTCCAGGCATCCCGGCGCTCGCCGCCTCCGCGTTCGACTACAAAAAGATTCTGGCGATCCGCGAAGCGTGCAGCCTGGCGAAGATGCCGGTCAGCGACCGCGCGCTCGTCCTCGACGGCGCATACTTCACGAACCTGCTCGGCGACGAGATCGTGGCCAAGAGCTTCATGGCACCGATTGCGCAGCCAGGTGTCGTCGAGGCGCAGATCCGCCGGTTGGCGGGCTTCGACATCTTCGAGACCACGATCCTGCCGGAGAACGGAGAGAAGCTCGTCGGCTTCGCGGCACACCCGAGCGGTCTCGCAGTCGCGATGCGCTACCTCGAACCGGTTGCCGAATACGACGAGGCGGGCGCGGTCACTGACCCGGAGACCGGCCTCACGTTCGGCTACCTGCGCTACACCGAGACGCAGAGTAACCGCATCTTCGTCACGGTCGAGTGCCTCTACGGCTACAAGCAGGCCATCGCCGACGGCATCAAGCGCATCGTGAAGCCGTAAGCGCGGCGAACATCATTCGGTGGTTGCAAAGCCCCGCTGCTGGAAACGGCAGCGGGGCTTTTCTTGTGGACTGAATCGTCCGTGCGTTGTAATCGGATGGTTCTGGTTCGGAACGAACTGAACAATTCCATTAACTCGCTGAAGCTATGCAAGCATCTTTCTGGGCCATCTATAAGCGTGGTCGGTTTTTGTCTCGTGCGATGCCGGAGGATGAGCGGATGGAACAACGTGAACGGTTCGGGGCGGCGTGTCTTTCCCTTTGCTTGCGTCACGACGCGCGATTCTGCCGCGACTTTCTGGGAACATTGTGCAAGGTTAAAAACGATGAGGGTGGTTGGGAAGTTTACGTCGACAGGTATTCACAGGGATGGGCGGACATTCTCCTTATGAACAGGTTTCGTGCCGTCGTAATCGAATGCAAAGTAGGCGACAATTTTCTTCCAAAGCAGGACCCGTGGGCCGGACGCGCTTTTGTGGTTCCGAAGAAGGGTTACGGGTGGCATTTCAACCAAACGTATCCTCGTCTCAAGCGCCACTATCTCTTGCTGGGCGCGACAAGGAAAAGCGCACCAATGACTGTTGATGGAATCATGTGCAAAACTGCTCGATGGGCCGATGTAGCACGTCTCGCAGCTAATGCAAATCCGTGGCTTAAAGATCTACATCATAGCTTAGCAAACCTCAATTACCCATCTTTCAGAGATATGAAAACCGACCACCTCAATATCAGCAATCTTCTGGAAATATTACAGTGCCATGAAGTCTTGGAGTCCTTGGCAGCAAAGCTTGGGATTTCAGATGCAAAAATTACGCATTCAGTAGAAACAGACGAAGAATCTGGCAGTATTGTTAAAGGTTATGTGGGAATCGAGGTCACCAGTTTCAAAAAAGGGCAAGCTAAACAATCCCAAGTCAGAAACCTTATCGCATCCTCCTCAAAAGACTGTTTTTGGTTTGGATACGAAATGGGTGCATTAACAGCTAGCAGTACACGCGCGCTTTTATCCGTCTGGATTTACTGCGGAACGCTTACCTCGGCAAATAAAGTCCGCAAACTCCTCGGTGTTATGCCCGACTGGAAACTAATCCCAAACGAAAAAGCCCAGAAGCGCGTCGAAAGAAACCATCTCCATTTTATTGGTTCATCATCAAAAAAGAATGTCGGCGACCTTCAGCGGTTCATGAGGCTTCTAGGCAAGTTTATACCAGCGATCTAGGTTGTTGACAGCCCCGCGTGGGCATGTCGCTCCACGAAGAAAAAGCCGCCGCCCTCACCGAAATCCTAGCCGCCACCGGCGAGCCCGTCCTCTGGAAAGGCCGGACGTTTCAGGCGCTCGTGACCGACAATCCCCTCGACCAGACCCTCGCGCTCGGCGGCTTCGAGGCGAAGGGGAACTGCACGATCAAAATCCCGCGTAGCGCGTTCTCCAACGAACGACCCAAGCTCGGCGATCCCATCGAGTTCAACGGCGAGCCCTGGCGCATCACCCGCGTCACCGATCATCCGCAGTTCCCGATGATCGTGCTCGTCGCCGAACCCGTGGACTGACGCCATGCTCGACCACGCCCTCGACCACGCGCTGCTCGCCCATCTCAAAGCGCTGCCCCAGCTCGCCGCGCTCCACGGCTACACCGGCCAGGACAACGCGGAGCACAAACTCCCGGCGCTCACCATCAGCACCACCACGCCCGAGGCGCTGGCCGGCTCCGACCTGGCCTTCAAAGGCGAGGTGGACGTGATCATCGAAAGTGAGGCGCACGACACCGCGCCCGAGGCACACGCGGCGCGCGTCGAATCCGCGCGGGCGGCGCTGGCGGATCGCGCTGTGGTCATCACCGCGCTCAATGCCACCGGCCAACTCCACATCTACGGCTATGCCGCCATCGGCACCGAACCCACCGTGGGCGACGCCCGTTTCAACACGAAGCTCAAGTATCGCTTCGGCTTCGGCCCGGCGTGAATTGACACCACCTCGCCGGTATGCCCGCAAGCGACGTAAAATTCGGAATCACCCGCCACGCCGGCGCGCTCATCGACTCGGTGGAAACCGACGACAGCGTGCAGATCAAGGAACTCGCCGGCAGCGACGGCGAGATCGCCCGCGTGAAAACCTACCGCCAGATGACCGAAGGCTCGGTCAAAGGCCACGGCGAACTTTCCGTGGTGCCCGGCGTCGGCGATCCCGGCGTGAGCGGCCTGCCCACCGGCGGCGTGACCGTGATTACCAACGTGAAGCGCAGCGAGAACAACGAGGATTTCGACGGCTGGGATTACAGCTTCAAACATTACCCGAGCGCGGAGGCCGTGGGCTGATCATGGAAAAAGGCGACCAACTTTGCATCCTACGCGCCGAGGTGAAGACCGACGGGGACGCGCTCAACCTGCTGCGGCTCGTGGCGGCACTGGCCACGCTCGGCATCCCGCTCGACCACGATTGCCCGTATCTGGAAACGCGCGAGCTGATCGACGGCCGCGAACGCCGTCTGGTGACCTGGACGCTCAAGGCGCAGAGCGTCTGCGGTCAGCACGACGCGCGGAAGCTCATCGAGGCCTGGCACGATCCGGTCTGGACGACGCAGAACGCGGAGCATCCCTTCGCCTACATCGCGACCGCCTTTCGCAACGCCAGCCTGCTCGGCGCGGAGGTCGCGCGGCTCGCGCCCGTCGCGCTGATCCGCAAGGGACGGCGGTTCGCGCTCGTGCCATTCGACGCCACCCCCGAACGGCGGAAGGAACTTCTCACCGCACTGGAAAAATGAAGGAGCCCGCACCCGACCGCACGCAGTCCAACATCGACGCCTTCATCGAGCCCGCGCCGGAAACCAGCGGCCTGAAGCTGCGTCCGTTCTCGGCCGGCACGCTCACGCTCTGCCGCGCGCTTGGGCTGACCATGATCACGGGCGCGAGCAAGGAGCAGCTCGAAGCGATGTCGGCTGACGACAAACAGCGCCAGCTCACCACCTTTCTTTTCATCCAGTCGCAGCCGCTCGATGCGGTGAAAAAAGCTGTGAAGCTGGCGCGGGAAAACCGCGACGCTTTCGAGGAGGAATATCTGCTGCCCTTCGAGCTGGAGCTGCCCGTCACGGCGATGTTCACCGCGATGACGCAGTTTGAGAGCAACCTCACCGCCATCGAGGCCGCGCAAATCGAGGTCGTCGCGCGCCCCGGCGGTCGGAGCAAAGAAGCGCAGCCGCCCCCAAACTGATCGAGCCGGTGTGGACGGCGAGCTTCGTCTTCACACTGGCGCGAGAAACCGGGTGGTCCGAGCACTTCATCTTCTGGGAGCTGCCTCTCGCCCGGCTCCTGCAATATCAGCACTGCGCGCTGCGGGCGCATGACGTGTGGACCGTCCCCGTGGCGCCCGCGCCCGATCTGCAATTTGACCGGCTGCTCACCGGTTGGACGCCCCATGAAACCTGATCTGCGCTTCAACCTGGGCGAAATCAAACGCGCCCTCAAACAGCTCCAGCCGCATGTGAAGAAATCGCGCAGCGAACTCACCGAGCAGGCCGCGCGCGGGTTCGTCAAGGAAGTGGTGGAAATCAGTCCGCCGGGTGGGGGAGGGAGGCGCGGCAACACGGCGAAGAAGACCGGTGAAGCCGCCATCAAATCCGATTTGGCGCGCGTGATGACCGGGGTGCGGGCGCGGAAGAACGCCGTCCTGCAAGACCCGCGCGAGATTCATCAGCGGTTTCGCGACCTGCGCACCGGCCGCATCAATCCGCGCAATCTCAAGCAGCCCTACGCCGTGGATGCCTCGGCACTGCGGGCCTTGCAGCGGGAACTCTTTGCCCGTGTCGGCAAACTCGCGGGCGGCTGGAACGCCGGGGCGGGAAAACTCGGCGTGAAGCTGCCCGCCTGGATCGCGCGGCAGGGCCGCGGGCGCGGCGCGCTGAGTGTCGTGAACACGTTCCGGCTGTTCCGCATCACCATCATCAACGCCGTGAAATACGTGACCAGCGTTTCCGACTACGAACGGCGCATCAATTCCGCGATCAGCATCCAGGCGGGTAAGATGCGGCGGCAGGCGGAATTCCTTTTGACACGCGCACTCCGGCGAGCGGGCTGGAAATAAGGCTGCGCCCGAATGCTCAACCTCGCACCGGAGATTTAGGAGGAACTTCAATTCCTGCAGAAGACGATCCACGGGAAAGATCGGTATTGCCTGCGAGATGCTCGGCTTCTTGCAGATCTTCGACTGAATTAAGCGGAGGCGGGCGTGAGGTAGTTCTCAAGTCAGGCCACCGTTGCTGCTGATTCGCTTAACGAGCGCTTCGATTCCTGTTTCGAGTTTCGCTAGAAAGGCAGGAGGCAACTGGATCACCGCTTTGAATGCATCGGGGTGTCGTGCCGGTCGCGCTGCTACAGGTTGCCAGTGCTCGTTCAAACCTCCACTGGCCGGATGTTCTTTCCAATACCAACTGAGCCGCCGGTCGAGCTGTTCAAACTCCATCAACGGACTCCAGACCCAACGCACCTCATGGACGTCCTTTTCGGGCGAGGTGACTAGAGCGATGACATACTCAGTGGGGTGAAGTTGCGCCGCCTTAATCTGCTCTTCTCTCCAATAGACTGTGCCGCGCTCGATTTGCTTTACCTCAATCAAATGCCTCCCATGAAGTCGACGGAGCACGATATCAATTCGGCTCGGTCCTACCGGGATTTCCTCCCCGATCTGCCATCCCGCCCCCATCAGCCGGTTCTCCAACTCGCTGCGTAACCATTTTTGAGCGTTGAATGCCTCAACGTGAGGGCGCTGAGGAGGCAGTGGCGGAGGCGTCGGCGGTTCAGCGGGCGGCACTGGTGTTTCAGCGGGTGGCAC